CGGCAGCGTCAGATGTGTATAAGAGACAGACTTAAACAGGCGCTCACGATCCAAACCGAACAGCGCGGATTAATTCAGCAATTCATAAAGGATAATTTATTCGTCGATATAGATTACGGTAAGATCCACGTCGTAAAGAATTGCCAGGCCGAGGACCGCGCCCGGGGGACTTGCGATAAGGACTATCACTACTCGAAATCTATTCTATTCAAACCCGGCCAGGAGAAAATATTCTCACTATTCGGGATCACAGATGAGCTCGAAAAGGACATGGAGGCGTATGAAATGCTCGGCAATATGCCCGGCCTAGTGGCGTACAAATGTATCATGTATCGCGGCGAGAATCGCGTCGGCGAGGGCCGCGGAGCAGCCACACTCGGAGGCTCACAGAACGATCCAAACTCCACGATCAAAAAAGCCGAAAAGCGCGCTCGAATGGATGCATGTCTGAGCCTCGGATTCTCCGCATACTTTACTCAGGATCTCGACGATCCCGAATACAAGTCGCAGCGTGAAATGATGAACGAACGGGCCCGCAACGAGGCCGAGAAAATCGATAAAGACGAATTCGGATTATTGCCACGGGACGGCCAGGAGCCTATTGACGCAGACGAACGAAAGATCCTATTTAAAATGATTCTCGATTACGGGATCGATAAATTCTACGTTATCGACTCGCTCAAATTAAACGGGATCGATAAGCCGGAGACTATGACGAGCGGCCAGGCCCGAGGATTAATGGGACTGATTAAAACCGAAGTATTCAAAAAGCCAGAGCAGCCAGAAATCCCTCAGGATCCAGTAACGGTCCCGGATTCACAACTCCCGGAGGATAACTATCGCATGACACCTCCACGCGCCCAGGCGGCCGATCTCGTCGTAGATGATGAGCTCAAAGAGCACGTCCAGGAGCTCGTCGATTCGCTCGCTCTAAATTTGCGCGGCCGACAGTATTTCATGAAATTCGTTGCCGGCAAGCCGTGGGCTACTTATGAAAAGCTAACCGGTCCAGAATGGAATCGCGCTTATGAGCACGTCCAGGATATGCTCGAGGGCCGATTCGAGATTGATCCCGATCACACAGAGGATGGCGGTCCAGAGACTCCGAGTCCTGTCGAGACAGCCGCTCTCAATATGGGAGGTATTCCGGCAAACGTCGACCCGGAAACCGGCGAAATCATAGACGAAGATTTACAATAATAGTACGATAAGGAGATAAAATTATGCACGATCAAATGACACAATCAGAGCAAATTAAATGGGTATTCGCCGAAACCGGCCGGATGCTCATAGCGCCAATCGATGCAACCTGGAGGGCGCTTATGGAGGCTATCTATGATATCCCCCGTAGCATCGCACAGGCCCGCGAGAACCGCGAAAAGCTCGAGAACCTATCGGACGAAACCTTGCTCGATCGGATGCTTATAGCGCCGATCCACATCCCGGTAATCTCAACCGATCAGCCACAACGAATTCCGGTCCGGGTTATAATCCGCCGCGCATTATCGATCGATGGAATCCTAGCACGATGATCGTAGAGATCCGCGCAAAGCGTGCCCTGGGCGATCAGCCAGAACGAAACGTCATCGATGGTGCAATACTCATCGATGGCATCGTTATATCCGGACCATGTGGGCTCACTATCCCGGAACCGAAATTCAAAGAATTTATCGACAGGATTTCCCCTGATACGATTAACGAAATCGAATATATTCCCACAATGCCTATTGAATTAGACACGTTCTAATCGTAGACTGGAATAGAATCATAACCATTAAAGGAGCGGCTAACTTATGGCAAAATCTAAAAATTTAGAGGTAACGGTGGAGGTCAAGGTGGACTCCGAAAGTATCGTTAAACTACTTGAGCCTATTCGCGATCATCACGTCGAGGCTCTAAAAAATATCGACTCAGTGATCGCCAAATATAAAGGCGAGGAGCCAGACGATCACGAAAAGATCTACATCATCGACGCGGCAGCGATACCCGCCGGCTATTATTTACGAGCATCAGTCGTCGAGGCAATTACGCTCGAGATCGCGAAAGATTATTTATTAACCGGCGAGCTCGCAGCCGGAGCATCATTAACAAACGAAGTGGAGGCACGACATGGCAAAACCGATCAAATATCCGATCAGGAGAACGATAACTCAGAGCGTGGAGCAGGATCAGAGGATCCAAACGATAGCGAAAATAATGGAAGTGGCGCCGGCAGTAGCGATCCGGATCCTAGCGGACCACGCAGCTAAAGCAATCGTCGGAGCAGATCCTAAAAACGTAAAAGCCATGATCGGAGGGATGGATAATGGAGTCAACGCCTAAGAGAGCATTAATCACCGGGTACACCGGCCAGGATGGGACATTTTTAACAAAGCTATTACTCGATAAGGGTTATGTCGTGATCGGCCTCATGCGCCGGATTTCAACAGAACCTCCTCGCCGGGTCCGCGGCCAATTCGATTTCTCGGAGGCAATAGCAGACGGCCGATTAATCCTGGAGGATGGGGACCTCTCATCGATCAGCTCATTAATCAGAATTATTAATAGTTACCTCCCTATCGAAATCTATAATCTCGCCTGGCAGTCGCACGTCGGACTCTCGTTCAAAGTCCCAGAAATATCGTTCCAGGACTACTCCGGTTATGTGAATTTAATCACCGCGGCCGAAACGATGCGCGCTATGCATGATGGTTACGAGCCTCGTATTTACCAGGCCTCCACATCCGAAATGTTCGGCGACGTCGAGTCTCTAACGGTCCCAGTCGAGGGATTTAATGAGGAGTGGCCTCTCCGCCCGAATTCACCTTATGCAGTAGCTAAAACGGCCGCGCATCACTACGGCCGCATGAAACGCAAACAGGGCCTATTCGTATCGAATGGGATCCTATTCAATCACGAGTCAGAGATCCGGGGAGCCGATTTCGTTACGCAAAAGATCATCCGAGGCGCGGTGAACTGGCAAAAGACCGGGGAGCCGATCAAACTCGGAAACCTGGACGCTCGCCGGGACTGGGGATATGCCGGTGATTATGTAAAGGCGATGCATGCCATGTTACAAGCCGATCTCCCAGGAGATTATATTGTAGCGACTGGAACCGAAAGAACGGTCCGGGAATTCGTAGAGATCGCGTTCAAAGCACTCGGACTCGATATCACATGGGCCTCTCATGGTGGCCTGGGCGAACAGGAATTCGGAGTCATTAATGGTGCTCTAGCCGTTGCAGTAGATCCACAGTTCTATCGCCCGAACGAAGTCGGATTCTTGAATGGGGACGCCTCAAAGGCCGCTCGCGATCTCAACTGGACCCCGGAAACGTCATTCAGTGAGATGATCCGGATCATGATAAGCGCAGAGCGGGAGAGGACCCGCTAATCAATGGCCTCACTCAAAAAACCAAGATTCGAGCGATGGAAAGAGATTCAAAACGATATCGAAACCGTCCAAAAACACATCGACAATAGCAAGAATAAGAGCCCGGAATATCGACTCGGGTTATATCAGCTCCGGAGGATCCTAGCGATCACCGCGGCAAATTTAGAAAAAGGGGGATTTTAAATGTCAGAACAAAAGCCAAAATGTAGCATACTGATCGCACCGGAAAAGGATTCAAAGAATCTCGCCCGGACCGTGATATCACTATTCACAAAGTCGGACCACATTAAATCGCTCGAGATCATAATCGGGCTCTATCCTGGGGAATCAGAGAACCGAGATCTCCAGGCGTTTTTCATGGCGATAGGCGCTCTCACGAGTGGCGTATTTCAGTTCCAGGAGATACCGGAGGACATGACGGATCCAGACGATGTATTAAATCGCCTGGCCGAATATTCCCTGGGTGATTTCATTCTCCCACTACGAGATGGCGCTCACATCACGCAGAACCACTGGGACACCGAGTTTATTAACGGAATAGATGGGACTGTTCTCCGGACCGATTTCACGAACTGGCCCGTTTATTTTGTAACCCGATCCGAATACGAGCGTAATTTCAAAGTCGCACCAGTGGAGGATCTCGTATGATCGTCCCACTAGGAGCGCGCATTGTCGCCGTAGCGGAAAAGCCGGCGACCACCACCGCCGGCGGCCTGGAGTTATCCACAGGCTCCCAGGATAAGTCATATATCGCAGAAGTGGCCGCAGTCGGTCCGGATGTGTTGCATATCAAAAAAGGCGATCGGATCGTCTATAAAGAGTCGCTCACTCATCCGATCAAACTCGAGCAGAGTGAATATATTATTTTAAATGAGGAGGACGTCCTCGGGACGGTGTAGTTATGGGAAAAAAGATTTTTTACAATGATGATGCAAGGGCTCGCATCCTAGCGGGCGCAGAGATGCTCTATAACGCGGTGAAAGTAACGTATGGTCCAAAGGGCGGAAACGTTATCATCAGCGGCGACTATGGGGGTCCTACGGTTACTCATGATGGCGTAACAGTCGCAGAGTCGATCGATATTCAGGATGTCGACGATAGCACTCTCGGATCCAAACAAGGCGCAGAGCTCATCAAACAGGCCGCACAGAATCTCAATAAAGCAGCCGGCGACGGGACCACGACTGTAACGATTCTCACATACCAAATCCTCCAGGAGGCTAATCGATTGATAGCAGCCGGTGAGAACCCGCAGCAATTACGCAAAGAGCTTGAGGCGGCCAAAGATCAGGCGCTCGAACTACTCGCCAAACTATCAGAGGCAATCACTCCAGATGGTGATCGTGTGGCTCAACTCGCATCGATAAGCGCCGGGGATCCTAAGATCGGACAACTGATCGCAGACATTATTAAAAAGATCGGCAGCGATGGAGTCGTAACTGTTGAAACTAGCCAGGGGCTCGAGCTAGAATCTGAGATCGTCAAAGGGTATACGTTCGCCCGGGGATTCGTGTCTCAGTACATGATGACGGATCAGGCTCGCCAGGAGGCAGTCTACACGAATGCGGATATCCTCATCACTGATAAAAGGCTCTCGAATATTATGGAGATCCTCCCATTTATCGAAAAACTCGGCCAGGCCGGCAAAAAAGATCTCGTCATTATTGCCGATGATATCGATGGAGAGGTCCTGAGTACGCTTATCATTAACAAGGTGAAAGGCATATTTAACGCCGTAGCCATCAAGGCTCCGGCCTATGGTGATCGTCGGGTCCAGACGCTCCAGGACATCGCTATTCTTACCGGCGGGACTGTTGTCAGCGATACAATGGGACATAAGTTCGAGGAGCTCGAATTGTCGGTCCTGGGATCAGCCGCGAAAGTGATCGTCGGAAAAGATGAGACAACGATCATCGATGGTAAAGGCGCCCAGGAGGATATCGATTCTCGCATCGCAGAGATCCGCTCAAAGCACAAACTCGAGGAATACGATAAAGAGTTCGCAGAACAGCGCGCGGGCGCTCTAGCGGGCCAGGTGGCGGTTATTAGAGTAGGCGGCGCAACCGAAACCGAAATCGAGGAAAAGAAATTCCGTGTCGATGATGCAGTCGCAGCAACAAAGGCCGCACTCGCAGAGGGTATCGTGGCCGGTGGTGGCGTAACGCTTGTCAATATAGCCGGGAGTATGACTCGCAAAACAACGGGCGCACAGCTCCTCGTAAAGGCATTTAAACAGCCATTCCTCGTGCTTATGGAGAACTCAGGCATTAACGGCCAGGCAGAGATCAATCGAATAACCGCAGCCCAGGGAATGGGAATCGACGTCAACCATCCAGACGATGCCGAACTCATCGATCTAAAAGCGGCCGGCGTTATTGATCCGGTCCGAGTAACTCGAGAGGCGATTATGAATGCCGTCTCTATCGCAGCAACCGCGGCAACAATGGGCGCTCTCGTCGTGGATGTCCCGGAGTCGAAGTAATGACACGCATCGCAAATAATAGTCGGGTCCTAAGATACGAGGTGGTTATGATGCGCGGCGATCAGATCATAGATGAGGGTACTATAGGCGAAGTAGCGGCCCGCCGCGGAGTGCAGCCGGAAACGATCCGATTCTATCTTACTAAGGCATACGAGAGGCGCCTAGCGCGCGCAAAGGATCTCGAGCGCCGGATAACTGTAACTCGAACAGATATCGAGGACGAGCTATGACAGAGGCCCAGGTCCATCAAAACGTCGCGGATTATTTAAAGCTCCAGTATAGGGATATCCTGTTCTGGAGCAACGCGGAGGACGGCCGAAAGCGCCACGTTACCGATCAGGCCAGGATCAAGCGCCTAAACAGCCACAGGGCGCGTCCGGACATCGAGATCATCGCACCTCGAGCCGGATTCCACGGGCTCTATATCGAGCTTAAAAAGGATGATAAACAGCTATTCAAAGCGGATGGTAAAACGTACAAAAACGACCACATCCAGGAACAGGCCCTCATGTTGTTATCATTACGACAGATGGGATTCGTTGCCGAATTCGGCGAGGGATTCGATCACGCGAAACAAATCATCGACGAATATCTGGCGCTCCCGAAACCGAACTATGCGCCGCCACAGTACGAAATGAAACGTCCGGTCGATCCGGATCCAAATGAATCACCATTTTAAATTAATCAGGAGATAAGATCATGGCTATAGAATCAATCCAGGAAAAGGTAATTACTAAGCGTCTAGGATGCACCCTAAAGGATGAGGAGCGCCTGGAATTCGCCGATCAACTGGCAGAGGCGAACGAGCGTGTCGAGAGTAATAAGAATGCTAAAAAATCGATGATGAAACAGATGCAATCAGAGATCGACGTCGCCGAGGCCCATAGGGATAATATTAATAATATCGTCGCGTCTAAAACCGAATATCGAGATGTCGATGTCCGGGTGATCTGGGATTATAACAAGGGTAGTATTCAACAAGTCCGCATCGATACAGGTGAGGTGATCGTCAATCGCCCTATGACTCAAAAAGAAAAGCAACAGAACCTCCTCAATGATCCAGAGCTCGACGAATAGCACAAGTGCTATAATGACGCTATAGCAACCTATTAGCGGACACGATACCGCGTTAAAAACGGAAAAGGGGAATCACATGGCCGATCCAACAAATGCACCAGACAATCAACCAGACGAGCCGGAGAACACTCCGGACCTCACAGCCCCTCGATCGGGCCGGCCATTCTTATTCACAGATCCGAAAGAGCTCGCGATGAAAATCCAGAACTATTTCGATAATTGTGATCCCCACATCGAAACTCAACAGGTCGAGAACGGCCGTAATAAAGACAATAAAACGATCTGGGCCGAGCGCGAAGTTATGAGCGAACAAGTTCCTTATGCAATCACAGATCTCGCTCGAGCCCTAAAAGTCTCACGATCAACACTCAATAATTATCGTAAACCTGAGCATTATACGGATGAAATACCTTACGACGTCCGTCAAGAATTAATCGACACTATAGAGGATGCAGTCCAAAGGATCGAGGGATTCAACGAACGACAACTCCACAAGAACGGAATCGCAAACGGAATCAAATTCAACTTAACGAATAATTTCGGATGGGTGGATAAGTCCGTCGTCGACTCAAACGTTCGATCAGTGGAGAGTGATCTCGATGATCTCGACGCTATCGATGGCCGGGACACTGTAGCCGATGCAGCAAAGGCAGAACTCGCCGCGGCAGACGCTAAGATCGAACCACCAAAAGAGACGGAGGCCCTGGATGATAAAGACCCGGGATCCCCGACTCAGGAATAAGTGGTGGCGGCTAACACATCTCTATAAAATTCTCGATAAAGAGGGCCGCCTAGTAACTTTTAAACCGTCCAGGGTCCAATTAATGATCCTGGCCGCTTTAGGCTCCCGTCTCCGAGCCCGGATCCTGAAATATCGCCAGGGTGGCGTAACGACATTATTTTGCATTCTATACCTGGACGATGCCCTCTGGACCCCGGGACATTCAAGCGCGATCATCGCTCACGAACGGGAAACACTCGACAAGATATTCGAGATCGTGGATCGTGCCTATGAGAATATCCCGGAATCGATCAAACCAAAGACACAGCGAAACACTCTACGCATGCTCAAGTTCGAGCACACGTTCGATGGTGAAAAGCTCGACTCCGAAATATACGTCTCATTGACTCTCCGTGGTGGAACGGTCCAATCACTCCACATCACAGAGCGCGCGTATATCGAGGGGGATAAGTCCCGGGAACTCGAGGCCGGATCAAAACAGGCGGTCCCTATGACTGGCCGTATTACAGAGGAGACGACAGCGAACGGATTCAACGAATACTATGATGCATTTACTGAGGATTTCGATAACCCGTCAGACGAGCTCCTGGCAACACTGGCCCTATTCTATGCATGGCATGAGGACCCTCAATACACGCTCCCAGGGACCATTCCAGAGCGCACCGCAGCCGATCAGGTCCTCGATCGACTTGTATTCGATAACTATGGGAATCACCTCACAGACGGTCAGATCCTATGGTATAGGTGGAAAGCAAAGGATCTCGAAAAGGCCGCTCGAGCAAGCGATGACAAGGTGGGACTCTCCGGGATCCAACTCATGCGCCAGGAGTACCCGTCGACGGTCCTCGAGGCGTTCCAGTCAGGCCTCGGAAACGTGTTCGATTCTGAGATCCTGGCCCTATATACCCCTCCCAAAGTGATCGAGGAATTTAAGTTCGATGATAAACGCCTCAAAGGTGAGACGTTAAAGATATTCACGAAACCCGTTCCCGGCAAGTTCTATGGCATAGGCGGGGATCCATCAGACGGCGGGGCCGGTGGAGATCCGGCGGGTGTTGCCGTGTGGGATGAGGACTATCGCAAAGTGGCCGAGTGGTCCGGATCATTACGCCCGGATATCCTAGCACAGCTCATCAAAGAGGCAGCCGAGCACTATAACGATGCATTCGCCGGCGTCGAGAATAATATGCTCTCCACGATCCTAGCGCTCTCGGCGATCTATGCGAATATATTCGTAACGGTAAAGGTAGACGAAAAGCGCCAGACTCGAACTAAGAAAATGGGGTGGACCACGACCGGCAAATCTCGCGACATTATGATCGATGATTTTATCATGCATTTCGAGGAGGAAACGCTACAGGATCTCAGCGCCCGGACACTCAAAGAGATGCAGACATTCGTCAAAAAAGAGGGTGGCAAGCGGGAACACGCGACCGGCAAACACGACGACATGTTGTTCGCAGACATGATCGCGGTCCAGATGGTGAAATATAAGGATAAGTCCCGAGGCAAGCGGAGAGTGTTCGGAGCAAAGCCAGGCGGGCTCTAGTGATTCACAAAGAAGTCGTCGATCTTATTACCTAAAATAGACAAACGATTTATCGCTTTTTGCTTTATGATAGGGGTATAGGTGGCGACGTAATCAAGTCGTCCCGAGTTGTAAATTTTGAATGTTTTTGTTTCGTTGTTCATAGGTACATATTAGCACAAATATAGCATTATGTCAAGTATCAACAAGCAAAAGCGGAAAAGTGATATTATAAATCTATGCAAGATGATAACCCGCTAGTATTCCCTAAACAGATCGATAAGGCGCGACTCGAGCGCTATCGGCACTATGACGAATTATACGAGGGCGAGCATTTCGAGGCCTTTTCTGTTAAGATCCCGGGAGAATTCTCATCTCAATATAAAAAACTCCGATATATTACGGCCAATTTCGCCGGACTTATGAGCCGCGTTGTTGCCGATATGCTATTCGGTGAGGCGATCACGATCGATGTTGAGGAGGATAAGAATCAGAAGTTTATCGATGGCCTGGTCCATCAGAACGACCTCATTAATCAGCTTTACGAGAGCTCGATCATCAATTCCCGCCGCGGGATGGATGTCTTTAAAATGCGAATCGGCAAACGCAATCCCCTCGATCCTACGGCAAAGGCCGAGATCATTATCGAGCAAGTCGGGGCCCAGATCTATTTCCCTCAATTCGATAACAAGGCAGCCCGGAACGTAACGACTCAGGATATTATCGCGACGACATTCGCCCAGAACGGCAAAACCTATCTCCACAAGGAAACACATCAGCCCGGCCAGATCACGCATGAGGTGTTCGAGTATGATCTCAAACAAGGGAAAATCATTTCGGCCGAGATGCCGGAGGATTTCGGATTCCTCCCGATCGAAAAGACTCTCGTCAATCGATCACTCGTATTCGCTATCCCAAACTATCGGGATGGTAAATACTGGGGACCATCAGACTATAAGGATCTCGAGTCCCTATTTTTCGCATTGAATAACCGACTCACAAAGACCGACAATATCCTCGACAAGCACTCGGACCCTATTCTGGCCGTCCCTCCAGGCGTTATCGATGAGGATGGTAAGGTTAAAAAGGAATCTCTCGGCATGTTCGAGGTAGATAACGAAAATCCCGGATTCAACAAACCGGAGTATATCGTCTGGAACGCGAACCTCGATAGCGCATTCGTAGAGATCGAGAAATTGATCGAGATGCTATTCATGTTCTCCGAGATCGCACCGGCAACAATGGGCGCAGACAAAAACGGCCAGGCAGAATCCGGCCGCGCTCTCAAATTCAAACTCCTCGCCACTATCCGCAAGCGTAACCGAAAGATCTCATATTACGATCTCCTGATTAAAGAGATTCTCCAAACGGCCCAGGAACTCGCGATCGCCTGGAAAATTGATATCGATGGTGTACGCCCTAGCGCGGCAGAACGTCCGAAAATTCAATGGGGTGATGGCGTTATTAACGACGAAACCGAGCAAGTCGAGAACGCCACAAAGCGTATCGATGCCGGCATTTCATCTCGTGCAGATGAGATCGCTCGCCTGGATGATATCACGCCAGAGGAGGCTCGAAAGAAAGTCCAAGAGATCGACGACGAATCAGGTCCTAAACTCCCCGATCTCGGAAATCCTGGCGGCACTCCGAATCCTCCAACTCCACCAACGCCTCCGGGCCCTAACGATCCAACACCGCCAACACCGGGAGCCTAGCTTATGGCAGATCGCGGCCCCGTAAAAGTCAGGGATCAGGCTATTAATGCTCTTATCGAGCTATATAAAAAGACGTTCGCCAAAATCTCAAAAGAGCTCATCGATGCGACTGAGGGCGGTAAAATCTCTCGCGCAAAATTAATGGTCCGTGTAAATATAGAGCTCGAGGCCCTGGGCGTGGATGTGGAAAAGTTCGTCAAAACTGAAATCCCGAAATATTATAACGATGGCGCGTCTATCGCCCTCCAGGATCTCCGGAAACTCGGAGTCGACTTATCTAGCGCCGGATCGGCCGTAATCAACAGGGCGGCCCTCCAGGCACTCGTGGATGAAACGTCCGGCGCTATTTATGAGGGCATTACTGGGATCTCCAGGAACGTATCGAATATCATCGGCGAGACTACTCGTAAACAGCTCACCATGACGATCGCAGAGGGCAAGCTCACCGCGGAAACTCGAAAAACGATCGCAGCCGGACTCAAGCAACAGCTCGAGGAGCGCGGGATCGCAGCGCTCAAAGACAAGGCCGGCCGCGAATGGACGTTCGATCGTTATACGTCAATGCTCACCAGGACCAAAGCCGTAGAGGCCCGCAATCAAGGGCTCGCAAATAAGATGGTTGAATATGGCTATGATCTCGTGCAGATCTCGAACCACGGCTCAAAGCATCTCGCCTGTGCAAGGTGGGAGGGCCGCATCGTATCAGTAACCGGCCAGACGCCAGGCTATCCCACACTCGCCGAGGCAACGAATGACGGCCTATTCCATCCGAACTGTGAACACGCCGCAAACGTGATTGATCCAAAGCTCGCCAAAAATACGGAAGTCTACGACAATCCATATCTCCGAATGAGTCCGGAGGAACGCGCCGCCGACGATCTAAAATTCCGTCAGCGCAACCTCAAACAGCCCGTCCCGGACCGGGCCAAAGCATAACCCTCTTGACTTATCCACACCTTTTCCACAATAATAGTCGATGTAATAAGTAACGATCCAATAGCGGACACGGACCGCGTTAAAAACGGAGGGAGATCAGATGCCAGAACCTATACAACCAACGCCACCAGTAGCAACACCACCAACGGGGACACCCCCTGTTGATCCAGGAGCAACGCCTCCGCCAGCAACGCCGCCGACGCCACCAACTGGAGAGGTAGACCTAAAAACTCTATCAGCGGAACAGCTACAGCAAGTTTTAGAGAACCCGAATCTCTGGAATCTACCACGCGTCAAAGAATTGCGCGATCAAGCGGCCGAGGCTAAAACCCTCAAGGACGCAGCGACCGCCGCAGAGAATAAACGCCTGGAGGATAACAAAGAATTCGAGACACTCGCGGAGTCCCGCAAAACGGACCTCGAGACGGCCCAGGGCCAGATCAAAACTATGCGGATCGATCAAGCACTCACGAACAAATTAGTTCCCGAGGGCATTGTAGACCTGGATGCGGCACTCAAGCTCGTAGACCGTAGTAAACTCACGATCGACGATAATGGAGTGGTAAGTGGTATAGATGAAGTCCTCGCATCTCTCAAAACGGACAAAGCTTATTTATTTAACAATACGGGTACACCTCCAGATCCTAGTCTCGGAACGCCATCCAATCCAACAGGCGGCACTCCACCAACGGGACCGGCTAAGTTTAAACGAAGTCAGCTCCGGGACGCGAAATTCTACACGGAAAATCGCGACGAGATTATAAAAGCCCAAGCGGCCGGACTTATCGAGGATGATATCACGCCCAAATAAGCAAATTCTCGAAAGGAATTAACGTAATGACAGACACTCTCGGCACAACACAAAACGCGGTATGGATCCCAGAAATCATCGCTAACGAATCGATCGGCCTTTTAGGCGCGTATCTCAACCTGGGTAAAACAGTATCAAAGGATAGCGAACTCGTATCAGTTCGTCAGGGTCAGGTCCTACATATCCCTAAGCGCGGCGTCATTGTAGCGCAGCAAAAGTCTGAACACACGGATGCGGTGTTGCAGCAACCACAGGGCGACGATGTACAAGTTACCGTCGATCAACACTGGTACGTTCGTCTAGCCGAGGAAGATTTCTCAAAGGCTATGCAAGTCGGATCAACGTTGCCTGGCTACCTGGAGGACGCAGTTATCGTCCTAGCGGAAAAGATCGAGTCAGAGCTTGCCTCACACTCGAGCGAATTCGATAACACTGATATTCCGACATCAGGAACAAACGACGCTCTAAAGGGCATCGCGAAAGTTCGCGAATTCATGGTCGGAAACAAGGTCCCTCAATTAGCGCAAAAATTCGGCTACGTTGCGCCTAGCCTTGTAACCGCGTTGCTTGAATCTCAAGCATTCATCGATCCAAAACTGATTCCTCAAAATCGTGCATTGACAGAGGGAACAGTCGGACGCGTCGGCGGATTCGACGTATTCGAGGGTCAACTCGTCGAGCAAGTGGGCTCACCGGCTCATTTCCAAAACTTGTTCTACACCAAGAACGCCCTAGTTTTGGCATCTCGACCGCTTGAAATGCCAGACGCAGCATTAGGCGTCCAGAGCGCAACTGTAAACAGCGAGGCCGGCCTTGCGATTCGTGTGATCCGACACTACGATTCAGCAGCTATGGCAACCGTGGGACAAATGGATGTCCTGTTCGGTACAGCCGTCAACGACGAGCGCCAGGGATTCGTCCTCGAGTCTTAATCGACCCGGGATCACCTGTGGAAAAGTCCTCCAATTTCGGAGGACTTTTTCTATTGCGCTAGTGCTATGATTAATGTGATAGGTATTCCTCGCAGTTACCTATCCGCACCTTATTCAAAAAACACACCTCCCAAAAAACTCCACCTCACGGGTAGATGGTCGAATATCTACCGCATAAGTCTCTCTAAAACAAACACATCGAACACCAACAAACGGTCCCCCAATTTTCGGAGGGCCGTTTTTTATTGATATAATGATAAAGCTTAATCAGCATTAAATAGGAGATTTCACATTAGTATCAAACCTGTAATTCTAGCGATCGTAATATCGGTCGCGGCCCTCGTAGCGACTCCGGTCCCGGCGAGCGCTCTCACAAATATTAAGTATAGATCGAGCACGAATACTCTCGATTTCTTAACAATGGGATTCGTCCAGGAGCCAACACCGGATCCAGTTATCAAGGTCCAGGAATTGCCGGCGGAACCCTCGCCCACAAAACCACCCGAACCAAAGCCGGATCGTAAATATACGGTCCAAGAGGGCGACAACCTCTCAAAAATTGCCGATCAGAATAGCACAACCTGGCCTCGATTATGGAATAAGAATCTCGATCTCAAAGATCCGAACCTTATCTATATCGGCCAGATTTTAATTATTCCCCCAGAATCGGAAGTCCTAAAGGATCGGGAAGTGCCCGCCATTCAAGCGCAGACGGCCGCTCCTGGCGTCCGATCGTACAATTCGGCCGGGAACACATACGCGCCCGGGAATTGCACCTGGTACGTTAAAAACAGGCGTCCGGACCTCCCGGGAAATCTCGGCAATGCGAACACCTGGCAATATATGGCTCAATCATACGGCCTCCCGACTGGATTAACTCCACGCGCGGGCGCGGTGGGGACGACTGGAGCCGGCGATCTCGGCCATGTTGTCTATGTCGAGCGAGTAAATAGCGATGGAACGATCCTCATATCTGAGATGAATTTCGCCGGGCTCTATTCGCAGCGGTCCAGGACCGCGAATGCCTCCGAATTTCAATACATATATTAAGGCCATGTCTTATCCACAGTTTATCCACGGGGCGATTTCAATCTGTTAGCCCTGTGGATAACTCTGCTCTATATGGGGATAACTTGCTTATGATATTATAGATCTATGCAGCGGCTAAGCAATAAAACGAATCAGATATTTAAATGCCTCCAGGTCATTAGTTTAGCCGCGAATCCCTGGGGGCATTCAAGTATCGGAGGCGTATCATGCATCTAGTCAACAAATTCGATAAAGTCGTCGAGGTCAATGATCCGACGAGGATCCGCAAATTCTTAAACAATGGGATGCGGGAGGCCACGCTCGAGGAGATCCAGGAGGACCGGGATCGTCGCATGCAGCAAGTCGCCCAGGCGTCGATCGCAAGCGGGACCGGATTTTATTATCAAACCGTCCGATCATCTCCGGATGGCTACGGCATGAGTCGCGATATCCTCAAACAGGAGCTATTCAGAAAAGGCGTATTTTTAACTGAGAATTATTCGGGCCAAAAAGTAGGGCTCTTATATTCCTATCCGTATGGGATCCTCCAAATGCGAAACGATATCCGGATCATCTATACGATGTTCGAGAGCGACAAGATCCCGGACGACTGGGCCGAATATCTCAAAGCGGCCGATCAGGTCCTCGTCCCCTCGAAGTGGTGTAAAGACGTATTCGCAAAGGCCGGCATAGATGCTCAAGTGGTCCCTCTGGGCTATAACGATGAGGCGTTCACCTATGTAGATCGCAAGGTCCCCGTCGAGGAGGGCGAGCCGTTTACGTTTATCCACTATGACTCATTCAATATCCGCAAGGGATTCTCTCAAGTGCTCGAGGCATTTTCGGCCGAATTTAAAGACAATGAGAATGTAAAAATGATCCTAAAAACGGTCCACGAGAAATCGCCGATCCCGATCATGCCATCTCAATATCCGAATATCGAAGTGATCCGGCATCGAATGAGCGAGGAGGACCTCGTGAAACTACTCGGCCGCGCAAATTGCATGGTGTACCCTAGCCTGGGCGAGGGATTCGGTATCACGCCTCTCGAGGCTATGGCAACCGGCCTCCCGGCGATCGTTCCGAATGCTCACGGAATATCTGAATATTTCCATCCTGAGTATATGCTCGAGGTAGAGATTGAGGAGATGGTCCCGGCCCTCTATCATCGATTCAAAGGCCAGAGCGTCGGGAATATGACGGTCCCTAGTGTAGAGGACCTCCGGGAGCAAATGCGCTATGCATTCAATCATCAGCGGGAAATGAAATATCTCGGGCAAAAAGCGAGCGAATACGTCAAAGCCTACACCTATAAAAAGACCGCAGCGAATCTCGCCGAGATCCTCCAGGCGTGGGATAAAAAGGATGTCGTCAAGCGCGCAGATAGCAAGTTTTTAATGGTGGAGGAGGTGTAAGATGGTAAATTGTCCCGGACCACTATTCGAGGGCCAGATCCGGCCTATGGAATCATTCTCAGCACTCGAGATCCTGGCAGTTCACGGGTATAATCCCGAAACGCCAAAAGTAAAACGCGCGGCGGAATATCTCGAGCTATGGCGCGAGAAATCGATCGAGGCATCAAAGGCGGCAACCTGGCCGCTCGAGCCTGGCGATAATGCGGAGATCCGTCCGTGAATGTCGCCTATTGTGGTCCCCTGTTCGATTACTCCGGATATGGAGAGGCGAATCGACACGCCGCCGCAGCACTCCACGCGGCCGGCCTGAATGTGATCGCAGAGCCGGTCCACTATACGACTGAGCCCTCCGATTTCGGCGCCATAGGGCAGCTCATGGAGCAGCTAACGCACAACACGGGCGACTATGGGATTAAGATCATTCACACGACACCGGATCAATACAAGCGCTATATGGAGCCTGGCAAATACCACATCGGGCATTTTTTCTGGGAGACTGATCGGGTCCCGGAGGAATTCGCAGCCGGCCTCCGACTCGTCGATGAGATATGGACCGGATCTGAGGCAAATGCGGACGCGATCCGAAAGTCTGTTCCGGATGCAATAATCAGAGTTTATCCACAGGCTATCGAAACGGAGCGCGAGTGGCCGGAGACACCTTACGAGATCAATAATTTCGATGGTCATTTATTCTATTCGATATTCGAGTGGACCGATCGTAAAAACCCCCAGGGATTGCTCGATGCATACTGGCACGAGTTCCAGGACGGCGAGAATGTCGGCCTATTGATTAAAACCTATTTCCGCAATTTCGATCTCCAGAATAAGCGTATGATCCGGGAGCAAATCGAGGCGTTCAAAAAGAAATCAGGCCTAACGAAGTTCCCTCGAGTTTTTCTATACATGGATCTCATGGACCGCTCTCACGTTATGCGATTGCATAAGACCGGCGATACCTATGTGAGCCCACACCGCGGCGAGGGATGGGGATTGCCGATCGCAGAGGCTATCCTAGCCGGCCATCCTGTTATTACGACGGGTTATGGCGGGATCTCCGAATGGCTCCAGAATATTAATGGCGCGATGATCCTGGACTATGAGATGGTCCCACTCCGGGGAATGGATCACTCGGCCCGATGGTATGGCCGCGATCAAAAGTGGGCGGATCCCCGTATCGATCAACTCCGAACGTCTATGAGGTGGGCCTATGAAAAGACATCAAATGTCGAGATGCTCCGGCAGCGCGGCGAGGATCTAGTGATCTCTCAATTCAACCTCAAAGCGGTAGGCGACGAAATGGCCGGCCGACTCAAGCGGATCGAATCAGCGTTCGCGAATGCGAGGAAACGATGAGTAGCGATAGCCAGGAGTCATACGACGGGAAATATATCCGCAATATGCGCGAGCTCTACGACAGTCCGTATATCGGATCTCGGAAAGCTCGCCGGGAGCGATTCAAATCATCCGAGCACACTACCCAGAAAAAAACTAAAGATCAGATCCGAAAGGCCCGAAAGCGGCAACGGAAAAACAGGAGGACAACATGAAAATTACAATCAAAATGCATGGTATAGAGCACTCGGCGGAGTTCGATCACGAGGATATTACTCTCCCTCTAGCGCTACAAACGATCGTGTTTTTGCTCGAGGCGTCCGGATGGTCCCGCGACAATATCATCGAATTATTCAATGGTGATGGCGACGGTAAAAATAACCCGTTCGACTGGGAGATCTCATGAGTAAAAAACGCATCCTATATCTATCGGTCCACGAGATACTGGAATATGACGAGGTGAAACTGTTCTCCGAACTCGGCCACGAAGTCTATTCCCTGGGCGCATATACGCAGCCAGGCGGCCAGGAGAATCGCAAGCGTCCTCCCCTCCCCGATCTCCCATATAATCCTCATTTTATCGAGCTCTCACTCCAATATCCAAAGGAACGCCTCCACGAGGAAATGCTCGAGGGAATCGATATCGTTATCATCATGCACGAGACGAAACTCGTTACTAATAACTGGCATCTGTTCAAACCATTTATAGAGCGCGGCGGCCGCGTAATCTGGCGATCGATCGGCCAATCTGTCCCGGCCCGTGAGGATGAAATCCGCCAGGCTCGAGCCGAGGGACTGGAGATCGTTCGATACTCACCATCTTAAATGACGATCGCCCGCAACGTCGGCGAGGATGCGATGATTCGATTCTATAAGGATCCGGACGAATTCAAAGACTGGAACGGCCGCAAGGCTATCGTGTTGAATTTCACTCAAGGACTCCGATCGCGCGGAATGTTCGTCGGACATCAAGCATGGAGGGGCTCCACACGAGGCCTCCCACGCGTTGTATATGGTCCAGGCAACGAGGATCTCGGAACGGCCGCGGGAGGCCTCCTGAGTTACGAGGAACAGCTCCAGGCCTATCGAGATCACCGCGTCTATTTCTACCACGGATCATTCCCGGCGAGTTATACTCTCACGCTCATCGAGGCGATGATGACAGGGATCCCGGTTGTAGCAGTCGGCGACGATATCGGTAATGGGGACATGTTCCCGGATCAAAAGACATACGAGGCGACATCTATCATCCAGGACGGCATCTCAGGCCTGATCGGCAACACACCGGCAGAACTCCACGACAAAATGGATCCATTATTAAAGGACCTCAGAAAAGCACAGGCGATCTCGGCATTCGGCCGCGCTCGAGCAATAGAATTGTTCGGCAAAGCAAAGATAAAATCGGAGTGGGAGGAATATCTGAATCGTGGAAAATCCTAGCATCCTGAATCAGTTCGTCCTATATTACGAGCACCATGAGGATTGCCCTATGGAGGCCGCCGGCCGTCGTATGATTACCGAAAAGCGCCGGATCCTAAAGTGGTTCCGGTTCGAGGTCGCATTTATAATATTAACTATGGGAACGAAAGGCCGACATCATGATAAAACCGACAAGAGATAAAGTCCTGATCGAGATCGTAACGATCGGCGACAAACGAGCCCAGGACGCCGCAGCGCGGATCCCCGGATTCGTCATTCCGGATCCAGAACTCCAGGGGATCCCAAATCACGGGAAACTATTCGCGATCGGCGAGGACGTAGATCTCGAGGCGAATGTCGGAGATATGGTTATTTTTAGAGAGACGGCTCCCCGTGGATTCAACCATAAGGGACTCAAACTTTTTGCGGTCCACCCTCATCAAGTGCTCGCACGAGTGGAGGGCGCATAATGGCCCGGGTCCTGGTAGATTTTCATCACTCGAGCCTATTACGATCACTCGTGATGTTATTCGAGGATCGTCTGGGGATGGAACTCTATCGCCCGATCGGGATGGAATGGTTCCACGAGGGATTCTGGGGCATTAATGACGACATCAAAACAGCCGAGCAATTCCTGGGGATGCATCAGGCCTACTCCCCGGCCGACGGAACTCCGAATCTTAATATCATGAAAAACTATGGCAGCATAGGCGAGGAGGAGGATTTCGAGCGAGCCGATACGCTATTTATCGTCGAGCCCGGGCGAGTCTCATATCACAAAGCGGCACGACTGAAATTTTTCAAAGAAAATCAATTCGATTATGTAATCGCATCAATCCCCGCCCATGTCCCCATATTTCGAGAACTTATCCACAGGTACAATCCCGGAGCAAAGCTCATCGTCCAGGTGGGGAATAACTGGAATATCGATCAATATGCAGGGATGCCGGTCCTGGCGTCTATTGCGCCGCAGCTCACCGCAGCAAACGCTATTTTTTACCACCAGGAATTCGATCTCGAAGTGTTCGAGCCTAGCCCGGTCCCGGAGGAACGTAAGATCTACTCATTCGTAAATGTACTCCGGCAGCAAGGCGTCGCCTGGGAGGATTATAAGCAAATGAAACGGCAGCTCTCCGATTTCACATTTAAATCATTCGGCGGCCAGAATGACGACGGTAACACGGACGGTCCACTCGAGACGGCCCGGACCATGCGCGAGGCGATGTTTATATTCCACGTCAAACCGGGGGGCGATGGATTCGGCCACGTTATCCACAACGCCTATGCACTAGGACGGCCAATTATCACTCGCTCGAGCCACTATGAGCATCAACTGGCCGCAGAACTCATGGTCCCCGGGACATTTATCGACCTCGACAAACACGGTCGCGCCGTAGCGAAACGGATGATTAATGAGCTATCGAGACAGCCAGAATTATTACAAGAAATGGGAGCAAAAGCAGCGGCCCGGTTCCGCGAGGTGGTAAACTATAAAAAAGAATCACAGGAGATAAAATCATGGCTCGAAAATCTGTAAAATTACTCATCGAAATAGGCCTTTTTAGTTTAACTATACTCCTCGTCGCCGGACTTTTAGCCGCGACTGGATGGGGCCTGTGGATAATTGTCATAACGTGGATCCTCAATTATGACGGCCTGAGAATCACAATAATAGGGACGTCCGTATTCTGGGCCTCTGTGGGAGTTTTAGCATGGCTAATCCGAACAAACCGAAAGATTTAAATTGTAAAATAATCAATATCGAACAGGACCCGAAACACTCGGCTCGTATGATCGTCAGCCTAGAAATCCGGGATGGCGACGGGGATCCGTATATCCGGGCCTATTCACTACTCCCTCCGGATCGTCCGATCTCTCTCGAGGAATTCGCGGTCCAGATTGCCGATAAAGATCTCTCTCGCCCTAGCAAGCCATTTCACTATCTCCAGGAGGCGATGGATTCCGCGACGGAGTTTAAAGTTACACCTCCAGAGGCCTAGAAAAAAAACGACGCCGGGTGTTACTATAGAGCTTATGGATATAGGATTTTATTTATCAGTGGCCGGCGGCGTGATCGCCCTCGCAGCAATACTCGCAGCCGCGATCGTTGTGGTCCGGAGCACTACATCAAAAGAAACAGTCTCAAATCAAAAAGCATTAATCGAAACTCTCAAATCCGCAAAGGATGAGGCAAAAGAGCAGATCCTCGATCTCCAACAAAAACACATCGACAGCTCAAAAGCGATCGCCGGCCTCCAGGGCCAGGTGGACGTCTTAAAAAATATCCCACTGAAAGAGATCTCGAGCGACTTAAAGTCTATCGCCGGCGGTATGAATTCCCTCTCTCAAAATCAAGAAAAGATCGTCCAAATGTTCGCATCTGGAGCATCCTCTCATACTGAAAAGACCACTACTACGACAAATATTCCGGCGTGATATTATAGAATCGTAACCATTATGGAGGGCTAAACGATGTCAGAAATTAAACTTATCGATATATCAGAACACCAGGGGACGATCAACTGGGACATTCTCCAGGACGCATACAACGCCGGCGAAATCTCGGGCGTTATCATGCGCGGCGGGTATGGATCAGCGACGGGCGTTCAAAAGGACGCTCAATACGACCGTAACCGATCGGAGGCTCGCAAACGTGGGATCCCGAATCAAACTTATGTATTCGCCTATCCAGGACGATCGACTGGAGCCACTCACGCGCGCGGGCTCGCGCAGATCATCGGCCAACTCCAGGCCGGCGAATCAGTCTCTCTCGATATGGAGGATGAGCCAACTTACGGACGTCGACTTGTCGCATCTGATGTCGACTGGGCCCTCGATTTTATTAAGACCCTCCAGGCAGCACTCGGCCCCGTTCCCCTTACCTATATGAATTCAGATGTCCTCGCTCGATTCGACTGGAGCCCGCTCGTCAAGGCAAATTCTGGCCTATGGCTCGCAAACTATGGATCAAACTCTGGCGTTCCGGGGATCCGCCCGGCATCCGGAGAATGGCCTTTTATTGCGATCTGGCAATACTCGAGCCGTGGAAACGTTCGAGGGATCACTCCGCTCGACATGAATCTATTCTCAGGCGATAAGGCGGCATTCTTTAAATATGGCCTCTCAGGCACTCCTCCGGTCCAGGTTCCGGTCCCACAACCAACAGCGCCCGCTCCAGTAGCCGGCAACGGCACGAGCTATGGACTCGGAAAATCTGTTCCTGGATATGTGAATGCCGGCGATGCAAAAGCTCGAACGAATTCAAACTCGACCGTTCCGGCCGGGACATACTATGTATTTAATCAGGCCTATGGAATGGTGAATATTTCACGATCTCCTGGCGTTGCCGGATGGTGGATAAATCCTAGCGATGCTCCAGTAGCAAGCGCCCCGGCCGCTCCGTCTGGTAATTACAAGGTCGAAAAATCGACTCCTGGATATGTAAATGCATCCGACGCCGCAGCCGGCCGAAACGCAGTAAACACGGTCCAGGCCGGAAACTATCTCGTGTTCAATACCTATAAGGGCATGGTCAACGTAACGACAAAATCGGGCGTTCCTGGATCATGGATCAATCCAACGGCAGCGAACGGCGCGGCAGCAAATCCCGCAGCACAAGCAAGCGAGATCAAAATCCCAAGCGGCGCCACACTCGGCATCATCGCCGGCCAGTGGAGCACGACAGTCGATCAGCTCGTGGCATGGAATAAGGCCAAATATCCAAGCATCACTCCGAACTATATTCAGGCCGGATGGGTTATTCGCGTTCGATAAATTTAGTGTTCAATAAAAAGGGGAATCGATATGTCATTACAAATATCACCAATCACAAAAGAGCAAGCAACCAAGATCCTAAAGGCTCTATATTATAGCGCAGCATCAGGATTCACAGCCGGATTCGTTCTGGTCCTGGGAGGCATTCTCCCGGGCGTCCTGGATGGATCAGCTACACTCCAGGGGGCATTCGTGGCGGCCCTTATAACCGGCGGCGTCGTAGGCGCACTCAATAGCATCGCCGTAACGATAAAACAGTTATTCACACCCGCAGAATAGCCCTCTTTTACCACTCCCCCGGCCCAAATACACAAGAATTAACGAAATTTTGTGTATTAGCGAATTAACAGGGGTGTTGTTCTATTTTTGTTCACTCCCCTACCCTACCGAAAAATAAATTTGACAGGGTGTCAAGGTGTGAAACCCAAAATCGGGGGACACCCTGGGTAGAGCAGGGGAGTGCCCCATAGCTTATCGATATACTAATCACTCTATGTATTGATAGTCGGTCCAGGCCGTGATAGTTTAAGCAAGTGGATCCGTCCAACAAAGACCCGGAACACGTCGCAAATGCGCGGCGGCCGACGACAAATCGGGGGGCCGATCGGCGATGATAATTACCCGCGAAACCATCGCCCGGAGCAACAGTCAGAACTCGACGCAATACTAGAATGTGTCGAGTTTTGTTTTTGCGCTATAATGAGCTTATGAGTACACGACGAAACTATATATCCACAGCTCAAGGCAACGGCGCGACGGACGATCAGATCGCCCTCGCGGAGGAAATTATCGATGCTTATGTCGGCCACCAGGACCGATTCGATAAGCACGAGCACACGGGCGAGGCGACGTCTCTCGTCGATCAAATCGTTATCGATACGAGCAACCGCGGACATTTAAATCGTGTGAATGACTTTTATAAGGGCGATGTCCTGGAGATTATTTCCGGGACCGCAGCCGGCGAGATCCGATTCATCGAAAGCTCCGACACGGACGCTCGATCGATCACATATTCCGGGACCGCGATTACTGGATTCGCAGTCGGAGACATTTTCAAAATCTATCAGCTCGCAAAGTTCCCACGTCAAAAAGACGTATTCTCCAGGACTAACGATGCCGGCGTCGTTCGTTATTACAAAGCAATTCCCCGCCAGGTCGTGGACGCTACGATCGCCCAGGTGGGATATATCATCGAACAGGGCGACGACTATTTCGCCGGCGACGAGTCAGACGTTACGAGCGAGAATATCGGCAATTATGGCTATAGCCGTGGATCCGCAGCCGGCAATCAAACAGCGCTTATTAAAATGACGGCTCCACAGGCCCGCCACTTGCTCAAGGGGATCAAAAACTCGCTAGGCAGAATCGAGGTATAACGTGTCTTTTAAATCGATGCTTAAACAATCGATCGCAGTAGAGAATCCGTCAGGCCAAAAAGATAAACAAGGCCGGGATGCATTCGGGTCATCGACTACCCTCGCCGCTCGAGTTCAGCGGACTAATAAAGTGATCGTAACGGCAGAGCGTGAGCGCGAGCCTATCGATGCGATCATTTTCGTAAACAAAGACGCGACGATCGTTAAATCAGCCCGGATTACTTATGACTCCGAACTCTATCGAATCATCAAGGCCGAGGATGTACCCGGCCGGAACGGCCAGATCCACCACATAGAGATAATGGCTCAACTCTGGAGCTATAAGGCGGGCGCGTAATGATCCTGGCGTCTGTAGACGATCACGCGGTTATGACTAACCTCCAGAATCTCCAACAGGCGATGGATGGTGGTGTTGAAAAGGCCGGAATGGATGTCGGGTTCGAGATCCTACGATTATCCCAGGTAGAGGTCCCACACGATGAGGGAACGCTCCAGAACTCCGGGACCGTCGAGGAGGTGGAGGGCGA